AGGGTGAATTTTAAAGATCTGATAATTTTCTTTGTTGATACTGCTGCAACTGCACATCTGCTAGTTTAATTACCTTTTCAAATGTTTCTAACCATATAAGAGGATTTGCGTTTTTGATACGCATATCAATAAGCGATTTCATTTCGTTCTTCATTCCAACAATAATCGTATGAGGTTGGACTTTGTCATCAAGTCCTATCTCTTTCGCCCATTTCTCAAATGAACCGCCATATAGTGTGATGAGGAACAATCTTTTAATATCGTCCTTCACTTCACTAAATTCTCGGTCTGGAAATAAATCTTTAGCGATTTCTTGGCGTAAAGCATCTCTATCCTTGACATATCTTGAGATGTTTTCGTATTGTTGTTTTGGAACTTTAGCCAGACGACATAACTCATTCAATATGACATAATGAGCGTTTGTCATATCAAAATCAATATACTCGCCCTTACATAACGTATGACGAAATGGAGCGGATAATAAACCGATGGATATGGATTGATGATATACATATCGTCCTTGTTCTGTTCCATCTATCTTGGGCATCAATACTCCATTTCGGCTCATATTTAAGATTTTCTCCAAATGAGTTCTCCCATCTGTGAAACCCTTGATATTCCACTCCTTAAGCCATACTGCGTCATATGCTTCATTAAATCCACTATCCAGCATCTTACGTGCTTTCATAGGGTCTAATGTTTGTTGATAAAACTTTGTTGTGATACTCTCGCTTGCTTCAAACTTGGGAAACTCCATATTATAATATCGTGTTATATTATAAGATGGAATATTTAAACTCATTTTTTATCCTCAATATCATAAAACATTTTATCAGAATCTTCTGTTACCCAATCTGATCCTTCTACGTCCCAATAAGTATTTTGTACTTTATAATCAGGCCAGTCGTTATCTGTTGTGTAACTATTAACATGCCAAATGATTCTGTTATTTGGCTGTGCAGCATAATTGCCGTTTTCAAGTGCCATAATATGAGCGCACTTATGTTCTTGCGGAATCTCTGAATGTTCCGTGTTTAATATATTAGTCTCTGGATGAGCCCAGTCAACCGTAAATAAGTATTGACCTTTGTAAAATTTTTTATCTTTACCTAGATATTTACCGTCTATACCAGCCAACCAATCAAAGCAATGCACACTAGGATAGTAGCTAAAACAGTTCCACAGTTCCAACTCGTTCGTCTGCATATCCGGCACATCGGTTCTGTCATATTGTTTTTGGAAAAACGCTGAGATAGGCAAACGCCAAAAGCACGCACCATTAGGTAGCATGATGTTAAATAAGAGGGCACGCCCTGAAATAGAGACCAAACCGAAGACCACACAGTCTTCACTTTCGCCATGATGTTCTTTAAGATCATAAAGATACTCCTTCCGTATTTTACAATAAATCGGCGGTATATTAGCATTTAAATAAGACATAGTACATTATTTTATTTCACCCCAGTTAGGACCAGATTCGTAATCTACTTTATTAGGTACCTTTAAGTCAACTGCATTTTCCATTATGTCTTTAATTTTTTTTGCTTGACTTTCTGATTCAATAGAAAAGTCTAATTCATCGTGAATTTGTATGTGTGCTAGTAAACCTTCTTTATACAAATCAACCATAGCTTTTTTAGTCATATCTGCAGCTGATCCTTGTATTAATTTATTTAAAGCTTTGTATGTAAAAGCTCTTCTGTGACCATTGTTATACCAATAATTTTTTTTAGGATTACCATCTTTATCTTTAATAACTTCTCCATCTCTGTCTTTTAAGTATGGTCCCATTTCTTTTAACTCTAACATTGTTTCATGATCTTCAGCAGGTACAAATGTTCCCCAATCAGAACCTCTTAGTATTGGTTCATATTTTGGAAATCTACATCTTCTACCTAATATAGTTTTTATTCTTCCTCTATTTTGAGCTGCAGCCATAACACCATTAGTTAATTGTTTTACAAATGGAACACTGTTGTGATATTGAGCAAATAATTCATCTGCTCTTTGTTTAGTTACATTTAATTCATTTTGTAATTTTGCTTTACCCATACCATAAAACAAACCTAAATTAATTGTCTTAGCTTCTTTTCTATCTATGTTTGCCATTTCTGCTACAATCTTATGAAAGTCTGTATTTGGATTATCATAATAAGAATCTGCAATTTTTTGTGCGGATTCATATTCAAATCTTATACCATAGTGAGTTACCAATCTTGGTTCTTGTTGTGAGTAATCAAATGTACCCCACTTACAACCTTCTTCAGGTATAAATAAACTTCTAATTAATGGTCCTGTATCTGGGTCACGTGCTGGAATTTGTTGTAGGTTTGGATTAGCATAACTAAATCGTCCTGTAACTGTACCACCATCATCAGAACGTATTTGATTTATGTCTGCATGTATTCTACCATTATGTTCATGACTTAAAATGGTATCAATAAAGGTCGTACTAACCTTGTTTATTTTTCTAGCTTCTGCTATCATACGAACTACAGGATGTTTATGAGAGGAAATAAAATTTTTAGTAAATGAAGGAGAGTCGGTCTTATCAGTACGGGTATAAGGTAGCTTCAGTTTTTCAAAAACTTCTGCAATACTTCTTGCAGCCCATATCTGAGGTTCTACTCCTGTTTCTATTTTTATTTGTTGTAATAGGTTTTGTTCTTTTATTGCCAGTGCTGTTTTCAATTGATTGGCTTTGGACACGTCTACCCGCACCCCTAGGAAGCGCATATCGACTAGGCAAGGAAAAAGATCTGTCTCAAGATTAAATATATTTTGTAAATCATCTTCTATAATAATTCTTTTTAAATGATGCCAAAGTTTTAAAGTTAAATTAGCATCTTGTTCTGCATAAGAGCCAACTTCACTTGCAGGAAGTTTCCACATATCAGCTTTAGGATCTAGTCCTCTTTCTTTAGCTGCTTGATTTAGTAAAGATTCATTTTTACCTTGATTTAAATACATCCAAGATAATGCATTTAATGTGTAATTAAATCTGTTTTCATCAATAATAGACGCTGCAATCATAGTATCAATAATTGTTCCATTTATTTTTATACCTAAATTTCTAATCCAACATACGTCATACATTGCATTGTGAAATATTTTTGTAGCAGGTGATTCACAAACATCTTTAAACCAAGATAAAACTTTATCTCTATCCATGTTTGGTCCTTCACCATGAGCTATTGGAAAATAACCTTTGTAACCATCTACAGCTACAGCTATACCTACAACTTCACCATTACCTCGTATGGCCCCTGAACCCAGTTTCTTTAAGTCTGGATCTCTTGTCTCTAAGTCAATTGCTATTTCTTCTGCTTGTCTTAAATCAGGAAACTCTGTAGGAACAACCCATTCTGTAGTTGGCATCAACATTATTTTTTTCTCCTCATGTCTTTCATCTTTTTGATTTCTAATTCACAATAATGAATTACTTTCTCTAAATCTTGTATGCCATTTTTATTCATATAACGACACACATACTTAATAACATTTCCTTGAAAAAAAGAAAGGTCATTCTTAGAAATAAATTCATAAGGTTGAATGTGAAAGTCTTTGTAGTGACTCCCGCCTATCTGTTTATCTTGTGGAAATAATTTTTCCATATCATCTTTGTGTGTCATTTTAAAACCTCCATTATGTTAATTATAAAAAATGTTAATGTAACTGTTATTAATATATCGCTTGTTAGTATTCTCATGTTTATCCTTTATCTGTGGCAGTTGTTGTTTCGGCCGATTGTAAGATATAGGGATTCGAGAAACCAAAACAACTTGCTAACCAGGCACGATGCTGCCACCCACCGTTAGGAATTTTCTCTATCCCGTTCTGTTTATACTTAAAGTATAATTCTTTAAAACTTATATTCATTACTTCTTTTCCTACCTTTCAGTTTGTATAAATTATTTCTTGCTCGTGTAGTTGCAACATACCAAACTCTATGTTCCTCATCATTTTTATCATCACTCTTTTTAGCTACTTTCTTTGGTGTTCTTCCTAGATCTAAACACAAAATTATATTATCTTCTTCTCCACCTTTTGCTGCATGTATAGTTGAAACTTGTATTCTTGCTGGTTTATCTAAATCTTCTCCATTATTTATCATATTTTTTATGTATTCTCTTTCTGATAATTTTGTTTCTTCAAATGCATCGAACCATTCTACATCTTTATTCCATTTATCCTGAGGTGCACCGATAAATCCTACTATATCTTTTATTTCTTTTTCTTCTAATTCAATTCCTCTACACCATGAATTATAATTAACAGATGCATTATATAATGTAACAGAAAAACTTTTACCTTTACTTGTTTGAAAATATAAATTTCTTTTTCTTAATTCTTTTAGCATATCTACTAATCTATGTATGGTTCTTGTGAGAATTAAATACTTACCTTCTGTTAAATCTATTTGATCTAAGTTATTTATCCTCATTGATTCTCCTTCAAAATCTCTTGGATAATAAATCTTATGTTTTCTTAAACCTCTAATTTTTTCTAAAGGTAATTCTGATTCTTCTTGCACTGCTCTTGATATTCTTTTTGAATACTTTAATACTTTTTCTTTTGCAGGTTCTTGTATAAATCTATTAACATCAGCTCCTGCCCAAGCGAATATAGCTTGATCATCATCGCCTGCTAAATACATATCTTCTGTATTTTCTTTTAGTCTATCAAATAGTTTCCATTGTAATGGAGATAAATCTTGAGCTTCATCTATAAATATAGTTTTAAATTTTGGTAGACTAGGTTTATCAATTAATTTATCTATCATGTCATTGAAGTCTAACTTACCTGTAACTCTTTTAAATTCTTTTAAATTTGCATCTAAGTTTTTTAATACCCAAAGTTTAATTTCTTTTTTATTGTGCTCATTTCTATTGTATTCTTCTTCAATTGTTATGCATCTATTCATAGCTCTACCAATCATTTTGAAATATGGACTTTCAATATTTAAATAAAATATTTCTTCCTTATTAAATTTGTCATAGTATTTAACTTTTATATTTAATTTCTTACCTATCTTTACATAATCTTCTGGTTGCATAACCATATTGTCACTTAATTGTAATTGATCATATGCAAATGAATGTAGAGTTCTAAAATAATTTAATTTTTCTGAGTCTACCGGCATTCTGTTTCTAGCTACTTCTGCAGCTTTTTTAGTAAATGCAAAATAACCAATATTATCTAATGGTGTTCCAATTCTAATATAAGCTTTTGCTCTACTAATTAATTTGTGTGTTTTACCTGTACCTGGAGGACCAAAGTATTTATATATCATTATACTATTTCTTCTCTTTCAAAATTTTCTACTTCAATTACATCTTCTTCTTTGTCATCAAATAAATATAATGGAATTTTTGCACAACCAGGAATACCTGTATATGGTTTATTTGTTTTTTTATCTTTTCCAGGAAATCTTTTTCTCACATCAAAATCTGGTTTAGGTAAATGCTCTGCTTCTTTTTCAAACATTTTTGTAATCATATAAGAAGTTCTTGATGCATCTTTTCTCCATTCATTATCTTTTAAATCATTAAAAAATTCATCAAAAACAAAGTATGCATAAGTTTCATCTTTTAATACATTACCACTTTTAAATGAATTATAACTTGTTGCATTTGTGCTATGAATATATTGTTTTAAATGTTTCTTTAATATCTCCATAGGCGTGGTCCCTGGAGCCGGTTGCACTGTATCTTGTGTCGCAACTAATGCTTTTATTATTTCATAGAATTCCATACCTTTAATAGGTGGAGGAATATCATCTGCTTGCGCCATGATTAATGATCTTAGTTCCTGTTGATCTTTAATTTTGTTTACATCTTTTGCATGTACAGTAACAGTTTCACCATCATCTCTTTCTACATCAAAGTAATACTCAGGATCAGGTTTAAAATCTACTTTAATTAAATTTGATAATCTAGGCCATGTAATTTTTTTGTCAGACATGATTCCAAAATCTCTTTTAACACATTCTGATTTAACACATACAGGTGCTAATAATGGATCATGACAACTATGACCTTTCTCTTGTTTCTCCCAATGTTTTATTTTCTTTTCAATATGATCATCAGTCCACACTTCATCAAATTCAAAATAATTTCTACCTGCTTTTAAAACCATTTTACCCCAGTTATCAGGATATTTTTTCTTAGCAAAGACCATGTAGTTATATAAAAATCTATCTCTACCATCAGTCATTTTTTCTTTTGATAATATTTCTAAACATGGTGGACCATCTTTAAATTCTTCTGCACCACCTGTTAATTCATTTTGAATAATTTTATTTGTTATTTGTTTTAATTGTTCAGAAGTCATTTTATTTAACTCAATACAATTTAAAAATAACTCTAATGACATTTCATTACCGGATGGATCTAATGCAACTCTTTCTGATTTATTGAAATAAGGTAGATTTATAAAATTACCATTAATAGGATCACCATCTGTATTCTTTCCAAGTTTAGTTTGTTTGGGAAATACTTCTGTTACTATAGGTAATTTAAATAAAAATAATACTTGCTCTAAAAACTCTTTTATCTCTTTTGCTTTTACAAATTCTTTTGTAAATATATATAAATGCAATCCATTACTTTTTGATTTAATTGGTATGAGTGGTAAATTATTTTTTTGAATAGTATCTAAATAAAATTGTATATCTAAATCTTTGTATATTTTTGGATCAATATCTATTGCACCAAATCTTGCATAACCATTGTCATCACAAGGTTGAATACCTATAGATTTTCTCCCGTGTAAATGAAGTCTATAATCTTCTTCAGTGATTGGTTTACCTGACCATCCATAATCACCTGAATGAAATTTTATTTTTCCTGTATTAGGATCTTTGTAACCATTATTAATATTACAAAAACCGTAATTACGTTTTAATCCTGTAAAATACTTTATAAAGTCCGTCATATCTATTTCCTAAGTTAGAGAGGCAGTTCCAGTCTCCCGTTACTGCCTCTTCTTGCAAGTTATTCACTCAGTGAATTATACAATATCCGCAGTTTGAGGTTTATTGCTTTTCTCATACTCAGGTTTAGCTTGACCTTTAGACACAGATTTTTGAAACTCTTGTGCCATTAAGTATAAGTCAGCATCCTCTTTCTTAGAAACATCTAAAGCTCTCGCCATAGATGGTTTGTAGACATGCCAGCTTTTACTTCCTGCAGTTTTACCAACAGTTTTTAAATTATAAACTGCTGCATATGCTGCTGGATTGTAAACACCTTTGTCATCCTTAAATCTAAGATTTTTAATCAACTGATTTAATTCTCTCGCAGGTGTTAAGTTAGATGATCTCATAGTAATCACTGCAGGTCTAGGTTCATCACCTAAAACAATTACATAAAAGTATGCAGTTTTTTCTACATAATTACCATTTGATAATCTGTACTTACCATTTCTTTCTTCAACAGCATCTTCAGGAATATTAAGATGTGTTGTGACAGGAGGAGCTGCTGTGTCTCCCATTTCCTGCCATTCAGGAAATCTTGTTTGCACATGTGCAACAAGAATATTTACACCTTCTTGACCATCAGTAAGTGTACCAAGACCTTTAGCATATATCATACCAGGTTTAGAACCTTCGACATACTTAGAGTCATTAGCATTACATTCAGGTGATAGTTGATGTAAGATTTTTAAAATCGGAGTCGACATATCGTCCGATTTGATTTCTTCGCTACCTCTACCAGAATCACTTCTTAGGTTGATAGTAGCCAGTGAACCAGCACTGTTCTTTTTTTCTATAGCTGTATTTGCCATATATATCTCCTTATTATTTATTATTTATTTTTTATTTTTTAAATACGTTTGATTTCCATCAAATGTATTGAATAGCTCTTCAGGAACTTCTTTACCTTTGTCTTTCCATTCCTTCATAACTACTTTGAGTGTCGATGGGTGAACTTTCTCCTCTTGGATAGGTTCATACCCATTCGACCTCGCA